TCATTGGGCCTATTGTGCTACCAGTCGGCCGGAGTGTCAAGCGGGGCGCCAGGTCCACCACCGGATGGCGCCGTCGCCAACTTGGTAGTGGTGCTCCTCGGCGACGAACTGGACAGGTAATACCCTGTAGTCTCTAATGTCGCTGTAGTCCGCCGGACGGACTCGCATGCGCGCGGGTGGCAGGACCCGGATCGTGTCGTACTGTGGGCGCTCCCCGATTGAGACAACTCCGTCTTCTCTCTCCGGTCCGACCCGCCGCGTGTATTGCGCCTCGCGGTGCGCTTCGCCGAGTCGGTACTGGGCAGCGTCGCGGGCGGCTTGGGCGCGGCGAGCCGCCTGCTGCAGGGTCGCTCGTCGGGCAAAGCGGGCTTTCGATTTGCGGAGTAGGTTCATGGTGTTTCTTCCTCCGAAACTGGAGCCACCCAGGGCTTACGCCCACCGACGTCTCGCGTCCCGACATCACGAAGGGCCTGGGGACCTCCGGCCCGGATGGTGGGTGGCTTCACCGCCCCAAGCCCCCGGGCTCATTCGCGAGCGCGGGGGCGGGACGGGGAAAGAGAAGAATCACTCGCCGGGCGAGGGGCAGCGCCGCTCGATGGCACGCCTCAGCACGTCGGGCCCGTAGTACCACAGGCCCTTGTACGTCCATCGCCCTGCAGGGTAACGCCCGCGACCGTACTTGGCGACGTAGTACAGATCTGACCCGAGCGCGTGAAGACCGTGGTATCGCGCCAGCGGCGCTCTCTCAAGCAGGCACGACAAGGCAAACAACAGCTTGGACATCACTTCACCAGCTCCAGAATCGCATCAAGCTTCTCAGCCCTGGCCCGGGCGGCCTTCGCCTTCTCGGGCGCCTTGCCCGTCAGCTGCTGGCGCAGGGACCCAGCGAGCGACTCGAGCAACCCGGAGAGCTCGTACTCGTCCATCGCTTCGCGGGGCGTGACTGGTCGCTCCTCGTAGTCGAGGCGGTCCCACGATCCCTGCCAGAGCGACCACGAGCCAGAGGCCTCGAGTCGAGACAGCGTCCCGTCTGCCCAGAGCACGAGCTTGTCACCCAAGTAGTGGCCCGAGTTTCCGGTCTCGTCGCGGACACGCTTGATCCCGGTGTAGAGCGCGATTCCCTGGCGATCGAAGTGCTCGACGATCTCGACACGGTGGCAGCCGTCGCGGCCGCTGGTGTCGTGGTCCTTCCGGACGACCCTCGAGCAGACAGCCTTGAGCGCCGGCTTCGCGAGCGTGATGGCCCTCTCGAGTACTGCTGCCTCGGCGCTGCGCTCGGCGTCGATTGCTGACTCGAGCTCCGCGGACTGCTCGGCCACCTGCGGTGCAAGCTTCTCGATCGTGGCGAGGTCGGGGTGCTCTCGTGCCGCGATTGACTCGACCATCGCGCTCGGGTGCTCGGAGCAATATTCGGTGACCTGTATTCCGCAATCAGAGCAATGGTGTGTGAACATGGTGACTCTCCTCGAGTTTCGGCCCGGTCCTCCCGGGTCGGCTGAATCCCAGCGCTCAGCCCCCAGTGAGGGGCTGGCCGCCGGGCGTCAGTACTGAGCTGAGCGCTGTGCTGCCCTGGCATCAGCACGGGTGGCATAGGGTCCGAGCACGCGAGCCTGGGTCGGTCCGACGAACCATCTCTGCGACCAGGCGTGCGCGGCTCGCTCAGCCTGGTGCCTGAGACGCATTGGCTGCGGCAGAGCAGGTGCCGGCTCGTCACGTGCTGGCATGTGTCTGTCCTATGGTAGCGGGGAAGGTGGCCCCGCGAGTCCCAGCACGCGATGTCGCTGCACTACTGCAGAATTCGCCAGCCAATACGGGTCGTGCTCAGACCCGTCCGACGTCCAGTCCCAGGTGATCCGGTCAGCAACCACTACCCGATCCCTCTCGCTGGCTATCGTGGCGAGCGACGGCGCGCCCACCCACCCGGCAGACTCGGAGATGTGATCTGGATGTAGAGAATCGAACTGTGGAGCATAGCGCATGATGTTATGACTTACTCGCCGAGGGGCCCCGCGAGGCCCCAGGTGTGTGCCATGTCGTTGATCCGCCTAACTCAGACGAGCTCGACCCTCCACGTGCGGCCAGACGAGTCGGTCCCGATGTATACGCCGTCATCGTAGGAATCAGTGCACTCGGACTCGAGTGCTGCTGCCAGCGCCGCTGAGTATTCGTCCGTGTAGGTCTCGCCGGTGGCGGCTGAGCACGCGATCAGGTAGGCGGCGCGCGAGCGAGCGGCCTGACTCTCCTCGACGCTCGGGAGCACGGGGACCGTCAGCTCGACCTCGTCTCGGTCGTCGTCTGTCCACCGGGGGCGGAGGTCCCAGCCGGCGGCCTCGGGATGCTCAGCGACGTACTGGTCGGCAGCTGCCTGGAGGCAGTCGTCGGAATCGGGGTCAGCGGGTACGGTGATCGTGATTTGATTCGACATGGTGACTCTCCTCGAGTTTGCGGCCCAGTCCTCCCGGGCTGGCTGAATCCCAGCGCTCAGCCCCCCGCGAGGGGCTGGCCGGCGTGCGTCAGGCGTCAGAGTACAACCCGATAATTTGCTTCAGCCGGCGCGGCAATCGGACCGCGGCGGCTGTCTGTCGGGTGATTCTGGACGAGCTCTCCGGACTCGTCGAGCCAAACGGAGTGGTGGTCGAACCACTCTCCGGTGGTGTCGCGCTGCGCGTACTCTGCGCGGGCTTCGGGGTGCTCAGTGAGATAGATCTGGACCTGAGATGCGGCTGTGAATTTCATGATACTCTCCTCGAGTTTCGGTGGCGCTCCTAGCGTCCCGTCAGGCAGATGCGGCGCTGAGTGAGGGGCCCCGCGAGGCCCCAGGCTCAGGGTCGGATCAGATCGAGTATTCCTCCCGCGTGTGGTACCGATCGTTGCGGACCTCGTACACCGACTCGGCGAACTCGTCAGCCGTGTAACCGCGCATCGCGCGAACTGGCAGCTCGCCGATCATCTGTCTCCACGCCTGATGGGTCTCGCCCCATCCGCCTACGGGGAGTCCGTCGAGGAGGTTGGCGGCGATTCGGAGCGAGCGCGACTGCCCGCTACGGAGGAGGTAGAGGGCTTTTTTTAGGGTCTGTTGTGCCATGGATCGTGTCCTTTCTTGGGGCCACGTGGGCCCCGTTTTCCGTGACTGATAGATAGAGTATGTACGGACATAGCCATCGGGTCAAGTGCCCGACGTCGCTTTTTTTCGACCCCTGTCGCTTTTCCTCGATCCAGCACGTTTCACGCTCCGACCCGCGGCCCGGAGTAACAGGTCCCTGGCCCAGCTGCCGAGGTAGGCCGCGCCGTCTGCTGCTGCACCTGCCTCGAGCTGAGCGAGCTCCTCCGCGGACAGGCGGAGCTCGAGGCGAAGGGTTCGGTCGTGGGCATCATTGGGGCGGCGGGGCATCGTCGGATCCTTCCTCGGATGCTGGCCGCGCGCTAGGAAACAGCGTCTCCACGCTGCCAGACCATCGGCGCTCGGCCTCGGCGCGAGCAGCGTCGCGTCTCGCGCTGTTGGTGAGCCGATCGAAGAACACGTCTCCTGTCGATTGCAGACCACCGACCACGATCCAGCACAGCTGACGTCGGGCCTCGTCCCGCTCCTTGATTGCCGCGTCCCTCTCATCCATGAGCCGAGGCAGCTCGACGCGAGCCAACCGCCAGTTGCCGTCAAGTACTCTACTGATGGTGACCGCTGACTCGACGGCCTTCTTCTCGAGTTGCGCGATCCGATCCTCCAGATCTTTGATGATCGCGACGGCCTGATCCCGGTCGCAGTGGTCGCCGGGCGCGTCCAGTGTGCCGGGCACGCGATTGTCTCGCCAGCACCCCTCACACCCGCAGTCAACCGGTGGAAAGTTGTAGGTCTTCAGTTCGTTGGATCGACTCACGGACACGGGCGGCCTCCATCTACACGTTCAAGTGTGGTCTCAAGTCTATTGACTTGGCGATTCAAGTCGACCACTACAGATTCAGATCGGTCAAGCTTGGTCTCAAGCTGCGCGATCCGCGCGAGTGCATCGTCCCGCTCCCGCTCGATCCGCTGAACGACATCGCACTGCGCCGAACGCTCTTCATCCACTTCGCTGAGCTGGCCGATTGCATCGGTTAGCTTCGTCTCCAGTTCCACGATCCTTGCGTCGCGAGCAGCGATGATCTCGTCGGCCTCAGCCAGGGAGCAGACCAGCGGGGTCTTGGTGCCTTGAGTCATCAGTTCATCGCCTTTCTGGCGAGAACCAGTAGGAGTCTGTCGAGTTTCCTGCGCACCACCATGGGCAGCATTCCGCGGTCGCGTTGCCGAATGAGTTCTGCCAGAATCTCGTAGAGCATTCGCTTGGGCCGCGGGTTCACGACTCCACCTCGATTCCGAGCGCGCGAAGTGTGACTGAGCTCACGTACACGCCAATGCCTGCAGCAGTCTTCACTGCTCCAGCTACCTGCTTCACCTGCTCCGAGCTGAGCACGACGTCGCCGTCGCGGATCTCGACCATGCGCACGGCCTCGCCGCCAAAGTCGGCGACGTGGCTCTCAATGTAGTCTCTGCCGCCGACTCCTTGGGGGTATCGGTTGACGTACCTGACCCAGATCTCCCTCCGCTCCGGTGTTGGCTGCCCGAGCGGGTGCCCCGGCGGCCTCACGATGTCCGCAGCGTCTCGGGCGCACACGGCGTCAAGCTTCTCTGCTTCAACGCATCGAACACATTTCGTCGGACCTCCGGCGACAAGACATCCGCATACTCGGCACACCCGAATCGTTCCGAATGGTGGGGCGTATGCAGAGTCATCGTCGGTCGGACGCCATTGCCAACCTGACTCGTGGACGTCAGCAGGGACGGAGCCGGGTCCGTCCTTGACCGTGGCCGCCGACTCTTCGAGTTTTCTGCGACAGTCGTGGGTTGGCCCGATGGGTTGGTCACGAGACCCCAGGGCGGCGACGCGAGTCCTCAGTCCTTCGAAGTCAGCAGCCAGGGACGCGACGCGGTCGGATGTGTCCAGTGCCCGGATGCGGGAAGCGATGTCCCGGAGCAGGGAGCAGTCATTCTGTTGATACTGGCCAGGCCTTACTAGAGCCTGCATCGCCAGAACTTTCAGAGCCTCGAGTTCGAGCATCGTCGCGTCATTCATGCTGTACTCCTGTGGTCATGACCACGAGCAGAGCTGTCAACGGGCACGGTCGAGGGGGAGGACGCCCGGTGCTCTCGCTGATAGCTCTGCGCGCAGGTCATGGCCCATGCGCTCCCCCGCAGAGGCAGAGCACCAAGCACAGCCGGAGAGGCAGACTGGAGGCTCAGGTGCTCTGGTTCCACGGGGGAGGGTCATGGGGGGTGGGGTTACAGAGGAATGTCGTCGTCTAGCTCGTTGGCGCCGTAGTCGAACGAGTCATCGTCAAAGGCGCGGCTGGCCTGTAGCTTGGTGGCTTGTTTCGGTGCCTGGCGTGGCGCCTGGTTTTTTCTGCTGGATTTCCAGGCCAACAGGTCACCCTTCAGCGACCGGTCCAGTGTCAGCACGTCGGCTTGCGAGAGCTCTTCTTTGAGCGCTAGCCCTCCGATTCTGTTCACCCAGCGGACACGCTCCCGCAGCATGCCCTCCTGGTCCTCCTCGTGAGCCACGACAATCGCACATTCGCACGACCCGAGACCGGACATATCGGCGAGCGCTTCCCCGCTCCACCCTGCCGCCTCGAGGCTCTCGAACGTCCGGTCCTTGGTCTTGTCGGTGAAGTATCCATACCAGGTTAGCCGGCGCCCCTTGGCTGGCCCGTCCTGCGTGATCTCGAAGCGGACCGCGACCTGGTCCTTGCCGCCGCTGGTACGGCCGAATGCGTGCTCGACTGCTCGAGCCGTGTAGGTGCCTTGTTCGGTGAGAAGAGCCATGTCTGTTTTCCTTTCGTGTTGCGTGAGTCCTATGCGGCCGCGCGCGTCTTGGCGCGCAGCCTGTCGGCAATCTTGGCTAGCTGCTTGGTGTTGTCGCCAGCCTTTTCGATCATGGCCGTTGCCTTGACTTTGGTCTCGTCGTCGAGCTTCGCTACGAGCTCGGCGCATTCTTCGAGCAGCGCCTTTGCGGATGAAGGCCGCGCGTTCTTCACTGCTGCCGCGAATTCCTCCCACGAAAGGGGCAGCTCCTCGGGGAGCGAGTAGCGATTCCCCGCGTCCCACGCCGGACGGTGCTCGGTGTGCAGTACCCGAGACCCTGTTCCGACACCACGGATGCGACCGCTCGAGTCCTTCGAAGTCAGGGTTTCATAGTTGGCGAACAGGACCGCAGAGGGCCACTCCTTGAGCAGAGCGGCGGCTTTTCCGTGGACTTTCAGCTCGTACCGGTCGAAGTCGTCCCCGGCTGGATTGCGGAACGTCTTGACCTGGGAGTGAGCGATGACGACGACGTTCATTTGCCGCTTGGCTCGAATCTCATCTAGCCGTTGGAGTAGGTCGCGCCAGACCGTGAGAGCATCACCGAATCCTTTGCCATAGCCGAAATCTTCGATCGACTTCTTGCCTCCGCGCTTGCAGACGTCGTCCCAGATAAGGGGCTCGATCCAGTCTGCGGTATCGACGACCACAGTCTTGAACTCGTGGTCCCCAGAGAGCAGAGTTTGCAGCGCCTCGAGCACGTCGTCCCACGACTGCGGGACGGGGAACCTGTCAACGTCAAGGTGGTTGGTCCCCTCGGGCTCACTGATGTAGATCGGGTTGGGTGCGTCTGCCGCGAACGAGGACTTGCCGACCTTCTCTGGACCGTACAGGACGCAGCAGATCGGGGCGGCTACGACACCTTTCGTGATGGATGCAATCGTCATACGTGACATGGTTGTGTTCTCCTTTTTTGAGTCTTGTCTGGGAGCGACCCGCCCTCGCTGGAGCTCCGGGCAGACGTTGCGCGCTGGACACCACAGTCTTCCGCAGTGCTCGCCGACGCGGGGTTTGTTGTCGCGTTGCATGATGCGGATTAGGCGGTCTCGGACGCGAACAAGTTCGTGGATCCCGAGCAGCGACTGCCGTGGTGTCACCCGCTTATCCCCCAGGTACTGGTACGTCACAGTCGCGTTGCGACAACCCATCGCCTTGCACGCGCAGTACGCCGCGAACCCGAGCTGGAGAGACTCCGATGGATCGCCAGCGCTCGTCTTGCCGGACTTCCAGTCGTTCACGTGCACATAGTCGTCGGTCACGATGACGAGGTCCGCCGTTCCAACGATGGAACCTTCCGGTGCTTGCGAGTAGTCACGGTGTCCGCCTGTGATCGGCAGAGCGATGACGTTCGCGGATTCATCGAATGAGAAGGCCTGCTCGATGAGATAGTCTCCCTCGGGCAAGGCACGCTCGCAATGCTTTCGCCAGGTCTCGAACCACGACTCATCACACTCGACGGGGTCTCCCCGGAGATAGGTCTCGATGAGCTTGTGACGGCGAGTCCCCTCAATCCCGGCTGGACCTGACTCGTCTTCCCAGTCTAGCGTTAGCCAGTACTTGCACTGATCGGCAAGCTGAAGCTTCGATGCTGAGAGCTGATGCATTATCTCCCCCGGTGCTCAAACTGAAACAGCAGCTTCTCGGCCTCGCGACTGATGGGAGCGATCGCGGAACTCCGACGATCCGGAACCGTCGACGACAGCAGGGTTGGCCAGCTGCTAGATCTGACGCCGGAGTCGGTGTTTTGCTCAAGCAGCCTGCCTGCCCACGGGCAGCCCGGGAGCGTGACGCTGCATCTCAGAGACCAGTTGCGGGCACGCTGGGCCCAGGTGAGTTGATCGGTCACTTGTCGGCTCCAGGATCGACTGAGCTGTTACGCGGCCACTGCGTGCTCAGGATGCTCGACCGCTTGATCGACTGGAGCTTCGTGAGACCAGCCTGCGCCCGAGCGACGTCCAGTGGCGCGGACCACACGAAGTGGTACAGGCTCTTTCCCTGCCGCTTGGCCTCGACTTCGAGCTCAGCGTGCTCGGCATCGGTGTACTGGAGCGTGATGGTCGGCATCAGCAGGACTCCGTAGCTGGCGTCATGGCCAGCGTCTCGAGCATGGCGTGATGGAGCGTGTCCGCGTCCAGGCCGCCGAGCATCGCGAGAGAGATGCGCGCCCACCAGTAGCGGGAGCAGTGGGGACATGGGGCGATGTGCAGGTGGACGATGCTCATCAGGATGCCTCCCTGTCCAGCTCGTAGTTCGTGACAGCCTGTTCTGATGGCTCCTCGGCGAGCCTATCGATCATCCTGTCGATCGAGTCGCGGAGCTGAACAGCTTGCGCCAACGTGCAGAAGACCCTCAGGTCGTCGTCCAGATCGAGCACGCCGCCGTCGACCGGGTCCACCCAAGCCTCTGGCTCCTGCCTCGGGTCGAGCGTGACTTGGAGACCGCCTGGGATCAGCACGTCGCCCTCCGCGGTTCCTTCTCGAGCTTCTCGAGCAGCTTGATTTGCTTCTTGAGGCTAGCGATCTTGCGAGATGCCATTGAAGCGGCCTCCTCGAATGCAGCCCCCTCGGTGAGAAAGCAGTCGTGTCCAAGGAGGCCGAAAAATCCGTGTATGCTATAAGGCTGCTCGATGACACGGTCTGAACTGTGGTCGTCGCCGACCTTGGCAAGGATCTTGTAGATCCCGCGAGTTAAAGCGTATTTTGTGACGTAGACAGTTTTCACAGCTGCCTCTCCCACGGCTGGCACCGCACCTGCTCGCACAGCACCTGGCACTCGCCAGACGGGTGGTAGACGACCAGAACGTCACGGACGAGCTCAGCTCGGCACTCGCGGATGTCGACGCCGGGCCACACGTCGGCGAGGTCACAGGCCTGGCGCGGGGATAGCAGCGTGCCGTCTGACGTTTCGCGGGTGCTGATGATCATCTTGGTCCCTCCAGCGATACTAGATATGCTGCGCGCATCATGATGTGTGGCTTCCACGACACGCCCGGAAGCCAAGCGGCGAGGAAGACGTCGAATCCGCGCCTGGCCAGCTGCTCAGAAGCGAACGCTTGATCCTCACAGTCAACGCCGAGCCCTCGAAGCTCGCGTGTACGTTGCCGGTGCCGTCGCTTTGCTCCGTGGGATCTCATTTGTCCTCAGGTGGATCGCTTGGTCGAACGTCTCTCTCGCTCGACAGGATCGATTCGGCGTCAGCCTTCAGCCGCTCGAGCACCGGATTGTCCAGGTCGTAGCTCTGGTCGCCGATCGTCGTCCGGTGAGACTCCTGCGGCCACGACTCGACCGTCTCGAGCGGGAACCCGAAGCGCGCTGAAACAGTGAGCGCTTGCAGGCGGAGGGCTTGAGCGGCAGTCACGGCACGCCCTCGAGCGCGTCGAGCAGCATGTGGGCCTCGACGGTCGGGACGAGTCGGAGAACGCGGATGGTCTTTCTGACCTTGTTCGCGAGCCGGTCGTCTCCGTCCTTCGGGTGAAGCTGACTGACGACCCGCGCTACCCTGGCCGCGGTCCCGGGGTAGTCCGAGCACCAGCGGCTCAGCTCGTCCCAGCCGTCCAGGGCTAGGCACAGAGCCACGATGGCCCGATGACCCTCGGAGCGGGGCGCGGGGAGCTGGACCGCATCGGGCATCATGCTGCCCTCCGGAGCTCGAGCACGCGGCAGGGCTCGTGGACGTCCTCGCCCGTCGTGTCGAGGAAGGGGCGGGGTGGCGGCGAACTGACGCGGGTGATGGTGACGGTGGTGATCTCGACGCCTCCGGGGATTCTGCGGGCGATCGTCGTCGTCGTGATGGACACGGTTGGGTCCTCCTGTCGGTGGTACGTGGTGGGCCCCTCGACCGCTCGAGCCGCCGCGTCCTGGCGCTGGTGCCAGCCAGCCGGTATCGGCGAGTCCCCAGGCATGGCGGTGGCGCTGGGTGAGCTCGGTGTGTTTTGGGCCATACACGGACGTTAGCGCTGCTCACGGGCATACGCAATACAAAAACGACAGGGCCACCCCAAAGGGTGATGCGCAACGCCTCACCAGGGCGCTATCCTCCCCGGATGCTGGCGCTGATGTCGCGGGGGGAGCTCAAGATCTATGGTCGCAGAGCAGGAGCGGAGCGTGCGTGCAGCACGTACACGTCACCGTGGCCGTTGGCCGCGACGGAGCGGGCCGCCGCGCTTGCCGCTGGCTGGCTGGACGGGCAGCACATCAGCGGATGCCGCCGCATCTATCAATCGGAACCAGTAGCGGGCCCCGGGGTCTACAGCCGGGTGCTGGGCAGAGACAGAAACCACGGCTGATTCCGGATAGCGCAGCAAACGAGCTGCCGCGACGGCCTGTGCCCGGGATGGGTACTCATCATCTGGCAGGTGCAGGGGGTCTGCGCCTATCAGATCTTCGATGCTCAGCCCTAATTCCCTAGCCATCCGGTGCGCTGACTCGACATTGAGACCAGCCTGGTCGCCAATCGCTCGGCACCGAGAACGGAACTGCGACAGGTACGCCTCGGAAATCCCGCACGTGCGCAGAAACTGCCGCTCGCTCTGGTAGCGCCCGGTCGCGCGCCAGAGGCGATCGATTCTGTCAGGGAGGGATTCGACGGCCATACAGCATGACTACCGCGTCCAAGACACTTGGTGCAGATGGACGTGCGTGCAGGCTTGCAAACGTCCGTGTCGGCGCGTATGGTTGTGTGCGATGACTGAGCAGCGCAGTTGGGACGCCGTTGGCGCCCGAATCCGTGATGAGAGACTGGTCCGAGGTTGGAGCCAACGCGAGATGGCCCGTATCGCTGGGGTCAGCGGGGTGTGGATCTCCAAGATCGAAGCCGGACACGCGGCCAACCCCTGCGTCGAGCAGGTGGCTCTGTGCGCCAGGGCCCTCGGAGTCACCGAGCAGTGGCTCATGTTCGGCGTGAAGCCGAAGAGGGCCGCCGCGTGACGCACCAGGTCGTCCCCGCAGTCCTCGCCCTAACCTCGACGCACGACGCGCTCTTGACCGAGCTCGCCGAGGCCCGCGCGGCCCGGACCGGCGAGGATGTCGAGCGTGCACGCCGGGCCGTTGAGATCGACGCACTACGGGCTGGAATCGAGGAGTTGCAGGAGTTGGAAAGGCGAGAGTCATGATTGGCAAGCTGCGTCTCCTGCCGCCCCCGTCCACCGTCGATCGTCGGAGTCTCGAGGCTCAGGCCCGGGTGGCGTTCCGCCGGTGGCGCTGCACGGCCGAGCTCTCACAGGAGCAGGCCGCGGCGTGGCTCGGTGTGTCGTCTGACTCCGTCTCGGCCTGGGAACGTGGCGTCAAGCGGCTGCCAGCGTGGGTGCTGGTGGCGACGAGTGTCGAGAGGAGCGAGGCAGCGTGATGGAGGCCGTGCTTCCAGACGGAATGGACCCCGGCATCGCGCCATTCGTGCGTGCTCTCGCTAGCCGAGGGATCGAAACGTTCGAGTCATGCCAGGGAGGTGACGGGCACACTTTCCACAGTCCCACGATCCGATTCCACGGATCCGAAGGCGCCGGGCACATCGCGGTCGGCATCGCCATCGAGTTGGGAATGCCGGTGCGGTCGCTCCGCAGGACATGGGACGTGATAGACGATGTCGTCACTGGTCCGCACTGGGAGCTTGTGTTCTGTCGCGCGGCCGACGAGGGTCTGACGGTTGAAGCGTGGACAAGCGGGAGGGCTGCGTGATGACCCGCGCCTACCACTGGCTCGCCCTCAGGCTTTGGTGCGTCGCTGCGGACTGCGTGCCGTACAGGCTCTGGCGTCTGAAGTGGCAGTTCATCCTCCGAGCCAACGAGCATGTCGACTACGCCGCGAGCCATGGAGCAACCGGCAATGGGGAGTCACCATGGTGACCTTCCGCCGCCGCCCCGAGGCCGAGCAGGCCTGCTCCCACGAGCACTACCGCATCGTGGCTGTGCACACAGGCCAGGTCCCGATCGAGGTCCACCGGTGCACCCAGCGCCCCGGCTGCCGGCACACCTGGCTGGTCGTTGGTGAGCAGCCACCCGGATACGAGATCGCGATGATGGTCAGGCACGTGCTCCGAGCGAGGTGTGCGTGACGTTTCTCGAGTTCCTCGATAAGCACTTCACCGGTTGCGCCATCGTGCTGCTGATCGTGGTGTGGTGGTGCACCGAGACTCTGGCGAAGAGGCGCTCATGACGGACCCCGAGGTCTACGACGTCGGCGACGTGGCCCGCATCCTGAAGTGCACCCGCAGGATGGCGGCGACCCTGATGCGCGAAGCGGGGGCGTTCGAACTTGGCGAGAGCAACTGGCGGATTCCTAGAGCGAGGTTGGAGCGATGGCTGAGCGCGACGGGTTCTACAGGCGCGGGCGGTTCTGGTGGGTTCGGACGGATCCGGTCACGAGGAAAGCGCGGACGACCCACTGCACGAGCCTTGCAGCGGCTCGGGCCTGGCGAGGACGCCGAGAGCTCGAGGCCGTTGATCCGAGCCACGCAGCCGCGGAAGCGGCGACCCTCGGTGAATGGATCGGAAGACTGATCGAGGCCAAGACGCCGGTCCGCTCGGAAGCTACGATGCAGATCTACCGGCAGAAGCTCGGGCACTTCGTGCGCCTGTGGGGCAACGACTGTCGGCTCGCCGAGGTCGGCCCCGACTTGGTCGACGCCTACGTTCGCCAGCGGCGCTCGGAGGACGTCACCGACCAGACCATCGGCAAGGAGCTCTCCCACCTGAAGGGTCTGCTCCGGCTCGCGAAGCGGTCGAAGGTTTGGGCTGGAGACCTCGAGACAATCCGCCCGGACCTGAATGCCACCTACGTGCCCCGCAAGCGGGCCCTGACGCGCGAGGATGTCATCAGGCTCCTGGCGCAGCTTCCGCCGAACCGCGGCGCCCTGGTGGCCATCTGCGTGGCCCTGGGGGTCCGCCTGAGCGAGGCCTACCGGCTACTCCCGACCGATGTCGACCTCGCTGCCGGACGCGTGTTCGTCGGTGGAACCAAGACGCAGGGCTCCCGCCGGTGGATTCCGATCCTCTCCGTCTACCGGCCGCTGCTCGAGGGGGCCGTCGAGTACCTTCCGCTCTGCCCGTGGAAGCACGTCCACGAGTCGCTGGACTCCGCGTGCCGGCGGGCAGGGATCGAACACTGCTCACCGAACGACCTCCGCCGGACCCATTCGACCCTGCTGGTCGAGTCCGGGGTCGACAGGGACGTGGTCCGCCGGCTCCTGGGCCACACAACCTCGGCGCTCGTGGACAGGGTCTACGGACAGCCAACCCCCGAGGCCCTCGGGCTCCTGGCCGAGGCCAAACTGGCACGGGTCAGTCCGATACGCCAACGCTACAGTGTTGCCGACACAGACCCACTTCCTGCCGCAACTACCGTCAACCAGATCGGCCAACATAGCCGTGGCGACCATCAGCAGATAGCCTGGAATACCCTCGATCGTCGGAGCAAATGCCAGTCGTGGCCCGGTGAGACCTGGGGCCCGGGAGGGAGACTCGGCGCAGGAACGCGACAGTCGACGGAGGGCGTTGGGCTGTCGCTCGAGCAGTGGTCCCTCGCCTATTCGGCCCACCGGTTGGCGGTGCTGGCGTGACCCCGATCTCCTACACCGAGCACACCAGGGCTGCCCCTGTCCCGTGTCCGGTCTGTCACCCAGACGGAGAGGGGCGAGACGAGTGCTCATGGGACGACGAGTACTGGTGCCCCGGGTGCCACCAGTGGGTGTGCTTCCACAGCGGAGGCGGCGACGAAGACGATCCAGGGTCGCTCCCGAACCTGTGTGACGACTGCTGGTTTGCTCTGCAGGAAGAGCGTTGGCCTGCCGAGGTGCTGGCATGACCCGAGCCAGAGTCTACGTCGCCAGCAAGGCCGAGCACGGACCGCTCTGGCGCGAGCTGCGGGCAGCCGGGGAGCCCATCATCAGCACCTGGATCGACGAGTCCGGTCCGGGGCAGACCGCGGACTGGCCAGGGCTGTGGTGGAGGTGCATCCAAGAGGCGTCAACGGCCACCGCGCTGGTCTGCTACTGCCGCGAGGGTGAGCGACCACTGAAGGGAGCCCTAGTCGAGGTCGGGGCAGCTCTCGCTCACGGTGTGCCGGTGTACTGGGTAGGCCCGGAGCAATCGGTGACGAGGCATCCGCTCGTGACCGTGTGCCTGACCCTGCTCGATGCGCTCAACCAAGCAGCAGTCTACCAGTCTGACCCAGGGCAGGAGAGGCCTTTGGTCGACCTCGGTACTCGGGAGGTGGCTCGACGAGTCCAGTTCGTGGAAGCAACGGAGGAGCGCAGACGTCGCGAGAGAGGCCGCGCTCATGTTCGCGGAGGGTGACCAATGACCGACAGGCCGCTGATCTTATCCGACGAATCCGTGCGGGGAATCCTCGCGGGAACCAAGACGATGACCCAGCGGCTCATGGGTAAGAATCCGGTCAAGTGGGCTGTTGGGGATCGCATCTGGGTCAAGGAGGCGTGGGCAATCTACGATCTCCTGCTGGCCATCACGTTCCGGAGGATCAATGCCTGACCAGGCCATCACGCTGACCGACGGCACGCGCACGGTGGAGTGTCGAGTCACGCACCGAAGCAGGCGGTTCATCGAAATCCAGTGGAACGGCCAGGGCGTGCGCTTCGTGCACCGACTCGCGCCGCACCGTGGTCGGCTCAAGGACGCCGAGGTCAACAGCCCGTGGCACGTCACTGAGGGCGAGCTGCGGGGAGCGGAGGTCGACAGATGAGGCTTGTCGTTGCATTCGTAGCCGCTATCAGCGCGGTGATACTCGCTATCGCGCTGTCGTCCGTCGCAGAAATGCTCGATTGGTGTGTGGTCGGCGCCGAATCAGGCCCCGGTCGTCGACCATGCCGTCTCGAGTGGATCGAGTCGATCGTCGAGCAGTGTCGTGGGGCTCACGTGCCAGTCCACGTGAAGCAGATCGATCTCAACGGCCGCGTATCACACGACATGACGGAGTGGCCAGAATCACTGCGCATCCGCCAGTACCCGAAGGTCTTCAATGTCTGATCATGCCAAGTGCTCGGTGTGCGGCAGCAACTCGGAACTCCTCACTTGGCCCGGTAGATACGTGAGGGTAGCGTGCGCTACCAGCTTGTGTGTGACTGGGCCTCTGCGCACCAGTGTTGATGACGCATGGGACGCATGGGATACGCTACACGGGCCTCGTATCCCGGACGAGGTCAAGGAGATTGTCCTCTCTGCGTGGGCTCTCCTAGGAGAAGACGCTGACGAGGAACGCTGGTGCCATGCGACACTCAAGGAAGCTGTCGAGGCTTGCCCGAGTGTGATTCTGATCGCCTGCGGATGCGTCGCGGGCGGCCCAACGGAGTACGAAGAGCGATGACCGACTACCTCGGCCACCCCACTGTCGCAGCAACCCGCCAGGCTCGGCAAGTCTGCAGAAACAGCATCCGCAAGGCGCAAGCGGACATCGCGATCCTGGCTGTCGTCGTGCGCGAGCACCCGGGCCTCGCGCTGAAGGAACTCGCCCCACTGCTGCTCGGACGAACGTCGTGGACCAACCCGGTCGATACGATCAAGCAGCAGATCGGAAGCGGATTGAACCGCCTCGGCAAGGCTGGTATTCGGGTCGAGCATGGCAGGGACGGAAATCCTACGCGGCTTTGGCCGGAGGACGCATGACCGAATCCAAACCGTTCGCAGTCGGCGACATTGTGTGCGTGACCGGAGGGTGGACTCCGTCTGCCCCGCGCAATGTGATTAAGGTGATGAAGAAGTACGTGGTGCTCGACGACAAATCCAAGTGGACGCAGTGGGGGGCGCCCTACCCGCGTGCTCATTATGCGAGAGAGCGTCTCGTGCACGACACGCCAGAGCTGCGCGAACAATACAGACGCTACCTGTATCGATCGAAGCTGGATGCGGCCCTCAAGGATGCGAGGCTGGACGCGGCAACGCTAAACGCTGCGCTGCTCGTACTGCAGACGGCGCTGTCGGCAACGGAGGACGCATGACCTCGATCTCCGACGTCCTCGAGGGCAGTGAGCGTTGGTGCGTGGTGCACTCGGAGGCGCTGGCTGCTCTGCGGGAGATGCCGGACTGCTCGGTTGACTCGGTTGTGACGGATCCTCCGGCTGGAATTTCGTTCATGGGGTCTGATTGGGACAAGGACAAGGGCGGCGCCGAGCAGTGGGTCGCGTGGCTCACCGAGGTGATGGGCGAGGTGTTTCGCGTTCTCAAACCCGGTGGCCATGCGTTCGTGTGGGCTTTGCCTAGAACGTCGCACTGGACTGGCACCGCGCTTGAGCGTGCTGGATTCGAGATCCGTGAAGTCGTCACACAGTTGTTCGGCAGCGGCATGCCAAAAAGTCTCAACGTTTCCAAGGGGATTGACCAGAAGAACGGCACAACTGACCAGCGCGTTGTCTTGCACACGTACACGGCCGGCGGGAACGCGGGCACTCCGACTGCAGAGAAGGGCGGGACGTACTCGGTTGGATGTGAGAACTCTGCGCCGATCGAACTCACGGTCACGTCCGGCGGGTGCGAAGAGGCGAAGCGTTGGGATGGGTTTGGAACGGGGCTGAAACCGAGCGCTGAATTTTGGTGGCTCGCACGCAAGCCGTTCAAGGGAACGTTGGTCGACAACGTTCTAGCCCACGGCTGTGGCTGCCTCAACGTTGACGCCTGCCGCGTGTCTACCGATTGGACCGAGCGTCCCCCGTCGTGGCACGCAAGCGGTCACAGCGCCAAGCCAGAGGCCGACAAGATAGCAGCCCCGCCTGGAATCGGAATCCAGTGCCATCCTGCGGGGAGGTGGCCAGCTAATCTAGTTCTGGTCCACGCTGAGGGGTGCGGAGAACGGTGCATGGTGGGGTGTCCGGTTCGAGTGCTCGGCACACAGAGTGGGGAATCTTTGTCTAGCGGTGGGAAGCCAGCAAAAGTTGAGAGTAGAGATGCTTTCATGTGGGGTAATTCTCCTGGTCCAACCACTGGCGGTCTGGGAGACACTGGTACAGCGTCCAGATATTTCCCTCAGTTCCGCCCCCACCCGCTCGACGACGTCACTCCGTTTTTGTACCAGGCCAAGCCGTCACGCCGCGAGCGTGAGATTGGTTGCGAGCACCTGCCGAAGGTGAGCCGCGGAAAGGCCACGAAGCGGAAGGATGGATCTGCTGCACTGGCCTGCCCGCGATCCGGAGCGGGGCGAAGCGGTGGCGCTCGCAACGTCCACACGACGGTCAAGAGCGTCGAGTTTATGAGATGGCTGGTGAGACTTGTGACACCCCCGGGTGGCCTCTGCCTCGACCCATTCTGCGGAAGCGGAACGACGGGCGTTGCCTGCATTCTCGAGGGCTTCCGCTTCATCGGGCTCGAGATGAACGACAACACGGACGTGGAGTCCGACGACTACGCGCCGTACGTCACGATCGCCAGGGCTCGCATCTCGCACGCCGCGTCGTGGAAGCCGCCTGTCGTGACGGACAAGGCGCGAGAGCCGAAGCAAAGGAGTCTGTTCGGATGACCACGGCCAGCCCATACTCGGAATTCGGGGTGATCGGATGACCAACTTCGACTCATGCGACTTCTACTCCTGCGACCCAGACGCCGAGCAGCTAGACTTTTCTGATCCAGAAGAGGCACTCGATGCGATCGTTGAGTCGCCGGTCTCGGAATGGATCTCCGAGAACTCACCCGTCACGGTCCACGGGTGGCGGAGACGACCGCTCGCGCAAGCCGATATCGACCACGTGTTCGAGCGGTTACTCAGCGCCGCGGTCGAGGAACTCGACGAAGAGTGCGGCGACCCCGAAGGAGACCACGAGCCGCTATCTCCCGACGACTTCGAGCGCGTCCTGACCGAGATGGGCTCAGCGAAGCTGATTCTGGCTGATTTGTGGTCCTCTTGGGCGTGTGACCAGGTCGCGAAACGCGAATACTCCGCGGAGGAGCTGCGGGAGGTGTTTGCTGATGAGATTGCAGAGGAGTCCGGACAGTGACCCCCGAATACCGCAAGCGCTTCGTTCGCGAGGACACCGACCACTACGGCACATGGTGTCCTGTCTCGCATCACCCTTACAGTCCACGGTCCCCGCGCTTCTGCGACCCATGGACGGACAATCTCAGTACTCCGCTCTGGGTAAGGATCGAGGGCTGCAAGCACGCCGCGGTGCTGTCGCTGCTCAAAGGTCCAGTTCCGGCAGACAGGGCTCGGGCAATCCGTCTCGAGGCGATCCGGATCGCTGGAGCGACCGGCAACCGTCGAGCCTACTCGTCATGGTCGGAGAGAGACCAGGTTGATCGGAGCCTGGCAAAGTGGATGAGGAGGCACGGGCTGTGACCGCCCTCGGCGTTGACCCGGGTCTGCGGTGCACCGGCTGGTCCCTGCTCGATAGGCGCGAGGTGCTGGACAGCGGCTCTATCCGGATACCGAATGGCTTCCGTGGGGACACAGTATTCGAGATGACGGCGCGGTTCGCAGACGTCTTGCTGCGCCTCGTTCGGCCATGGCCCACGCTCGCCGTCGTCGAGCGGTACGTCGACCAGGGTCCGGAGCGCCGCGGGAACCCGGCTGGATTTCTGGTAGCGGAGCTCGCCGGAGCCCTGGCTGATGAGTGCCGTCACGCCGGAATCGAACCCGTCATGGTCACCCGCAACGAGGCACTGCGCGCTGTCGTGATGGGTCGCCGGGGACGGGGCGCGCCCAGCGAGAAAGACGCAAACAAGGCGCTGGAGCTACTAGGAATACACCTTCCAAACCAGCACACCCGCGATGCGGCGATGGCGGCTATCTGCGGAAGCAAAACGAAAGGACGCCTCTGGTGATCAACCTGAACGACCTCGCTCAACAGCTGCACGAACAGGCGAAACGCTCTGGCTTCTACGACCGCGGCATCGACTACCCAGATCGGATCGCGTGCATGCATGAGGAGCTGAGCGAGTTGTTCCACGCCTATCGCAAGGGAACGCTGACCGACCTCTGCGACAAGCGCGGCTGTCCAATGACGAACGAGGCCGAGGAGCTCGCTGACCTGGTCATCAGGGCACTGGACCTCGCGGCTGCGCGTGGCGTCGACATCGACCGAGCTGTGATGCTCAAGGCCGAGTACAACGCAACCAGGCCTCGACTGCACGGTGATGCTCAGGCTCCAGGAGAACGTGCATGATGAGCCATGACCCGCTCGAGATCATGCACGTACTGGCCGCCATAGGCGTCCTGACGCGCTCCGGACTCGGGGAGGCTCTGCTCTTCGCGTCTGCTGACGGGCGCCTCTGGGGCGCAGTGGTGGGCCCACAAGAGCAGGACCTTGGGGTTCGGCTGCTGCTGAGTCAGAGGGAGACGCCATGATTATAATTCAGATTTGGTCGCTCGGAGCAGTGTTTCACTTGATCCTGGCCGTATCTACCGTGCTGCTGAGCGAGCATCACGGAGGCTGGCATTTCACAGGAAGCGATGCGCTGAGGAGTATGAGAGGGGTCTCAGGGATGGCCGGCTGTGTCCCACCCAAGACTCAAACCAGGGGCGGGTGATTCCATGAGGAAGTACGCCCAGATCCGACCGACTTTCTGGACACGCGGGAGCGGGAAGCTGCTACGCGGCAACCGAGATGCTCAGGTATTGGCGCTCTACCTCATGACGGCCCCGTCCTCGAGCAGAACCGGGCTCTACTACGCACCCATGGTAGGGATACTGCACGACACCGGACTCTCCGAGGGTGCGTTCATGGGAGCACTCTCTGCCATCGCTGAGATTGCTCAGTACGACTTCAGTGAGGAGCTGGTCTGGCTTCCCAACGGGTGTCGCGAGCAGATGGGACTCGGTGATGGTGAGAGGATCCGGCCAAACGACAAAGCTCTCAAGTCGGTCCTCACTGAGCTTGAGGCCTTCGGATCACATCCGTTCGTGCTGGAATTCAGGACTCGTTACCTTCCTGGTTATGAAGCCCCTTCGAAGGGGGATGTTGTGGTCCACGGAAGGGGCATCCGTGACCATGGTATGCCCCCGGTTCCTGTTCCTGTTCCTGTTCCTGTTCCTCCGGATCCGGAAGGGGAGTGTGAGGGGAAACCAGGACCAGACGGCCGGTCCAATTCTCTGATCGTGTGTCCAGGTCCGAACCTGGCTCTGGGCCAGTCGCAGATCGCGACCCTCGAGACGAACATGATGATCCCCAGGTGGGCGATCGACGTGATGCTCACCGAATGGTGTCTGGCACGCCAGGCGCGGGGAGACCTCCAGACCCTGAGAGCGTGGCGCACGTACGCCGGTAAGGACCTGCGGGAGCGGTGGAACAATCCGGCAATGCGCCCAAAGCGCCCAGAGACCCCCGAGGCCATCGCGGCACGCAAGGCAGCCCTCGAGGAGCGAGAGCGCCGGTGGATGGCCCGGGCACAAGCGGAGGGAGACGCCGAGCTCCGAGCGTGGGCGGTGGCACACCCAGACTCGACGCCTGCGGACAAGGCGCCCCCGAGCAAAGCGGAATTTCAACGGCGCCTGAGCGCGATAGGCGGACATGACGACTGACGCCATTCCCGGAACCGTCATCGAGTCCGAACACGCCGTCGCGTCAGCCGTGCTGACCAACCCATCCGTGCTGGACGTCGTGCGGGATCTGCTTGAGCCATTTGATTGCTTCGATCTTCTGACCCGACGTGTCCTTGAGTCCGCGTACAGGATTGACGACTCCGGCGAAGCCGTCGACCCGGTGTCGGTGATGACGGACCTTCAGGGCCGAGGTCACCTGTCATCGATGGGTGGGTCTCCCGCGATTGCCGAGCTGACCGACGGCTACCCGTACGTAACGGACGTTGCGAGCCACTGCCGAGCTGTGGCGGACAAGGCTCGTCTGCGGCGCATCGTGGATGCTGCCCGGATCATCACCGGCGAGGGGGCTGGTCAGATAGACGACGTCGAAGCGTGGGCGCAGCGGTCCGAGCAACGGCTCTTCGACGCCTCTGCCGACCGATGTCGGAACTCCAGTGCGACCGAGACGCTCGCGCAACTCCTGCCGCGTGTCGCGCAAGACATGCAGGATCGGTGCGACGGCGGCGAGGCGTATCACGACGCTCACTACGTGCCGGTGCCGTGGCGAGCCGTGAAGCAAATCTTTCCAGCCGGACTCATGAGACCGAAGTTTCACGTTGTAGCCGGAAGACCCGGCATGGGGAAATCGGTGTTCTGCTCAGAACTCATGCGACAGGTGTGCGGCCCGCAGTGCGGGGGTCTGCTGTTCTCGCTCGAGATGACCAAGCTTGAATTGACTCAGCGCATGCTAGCAGCAGAAAGCAAGCGCCCGCTCGAGACTATTATGACTGGAGAGCCGGACTCAGATGACTGGCGGCTCATCACGACAGCGACCGAGAGGCTATCGATGTTACCGATCGCGATCCGATACCGACCAGGCGCGACGGTCGCCACCATTCGGTCAACGATCCGCCGGGAAGCGGCTCGAATGCGACGCGAACAAGGCGTTGACCTTTCGCTCGTGGTGGTCGACTACCTGCAGCTCGTGAACCACGCTCGACAGCGGGGAGATACGCAGGAGACGGCAGTCGCGAATACGAGCAAGGCCCTGATGACGATGGCGGGAGAGTTCGACGTTGCACTCGTCGGCGTGTCGCAGCTGAATCGCTCGCTCGAGGGACGCCCAAACAAGCACCCGGTGTTGAGTGATCTCCGCGAGTCGGGCGCCATCGAACAAGACGCCTACTCGGTTAACTTCCTTTACCGCGACGAGTACTACCGAGAGGACTCTCCGGACAAGGGGATCTGCGAGGTCATCACGGCCAAGCACCGCAACGGCCGAACTGGAACCGCGCGGCTGAAGTTCACGGGACAGTGGGGGCGCTTCGACAACATTGGAGGAGACGACGGCGACTTCACCGACCTCGACGCCCCGACGAACTACCAGGACGTGGATGGCCCGTACTGATCAACCAAACCAAGGAGAAAACATCATGAAAGACATCATCGTACCAAGGAGTAGGAACATGAAGATCCAATTCGTAGACAAGGTAAGCAGCTGGGCAGAGGCACTCACGACGGCGCTGGAGAAGTGCTCCGGCTACTTCGGAGACGACTCAACCGATTGGCATGATGCCTCCGAGGAACTACAGGAGCTTGCCGAGACAGGAGAGCTGCTGCGCGTGGTCGATTCAGATGACGGTCACGACGCACTGGTCGTGACTGTGGGCCCTACGTTCTTGGCACGGCAGGTGCTGCGTGGCCTCCAGGGTCAGATCGCCAATCAGGCATGCGAGAAGCTATTCCACGTGGACGGCGCTAGGTTGAAGTCGGGCGGGCCGAAGATGAAGCTGGTTCACACCGATAAAGGGCGGGCGTACTGCAAATGGACGACCGACACTGGTGATGAGCGGCGGGAGTGGTTCGATGCTGAAGAGCTCGAGCCGTGGAAGGAAGACGCAAGTGTCAGCTGAACAACGAGCAGGAATCAACCTGCACGAACTGGCGACACGCCTCAAGAACGCTGTCACGACAGGCGCAACGGCTCCGCTCGTCGTTGCGGGAGACGTCGCTCGGCTTGCCGAGAACTGGGAGGACTACCGACTGGAGGCCGGAAAGGTCGAGTGCACGACCTGGCTCCAGGCTATCTGCGGAGGAGGCCGAAACCTGGACTGGTGGCTCAAGCGGCACGAGGCTGTCGAGAAGCTGGGCGAGGCATCGCGGCGTGTTGTCGACCACCAGGTAGCCGTGTGGATCACGAGGCTCAAAGCCGCTCCTGACCTACAGCGCGTCATGTTCGTTCTGCGGCGCGAGCAAAAAAAGAACCACGGGATTCCGCTCACGAAAGAGATGGCGGTCCGAGCTCTGCGAGCCGAGGAGCTTATCGAGCGCGCGAAGCACGAGACGTGCGGGAGGTGCAGAATTCTCGAGAGGGTCATCCGGGAACTCGGAGGCGAGGTTCCGGAGTGAATGATCAGCAACGAAGCGATGGTCTTGCAACGAGCGAGTGCATGTCAACGAAGCGAGGCGCCACCAACGAGCGACCAATGCGCAACGAAGCGACGACCGGCCAACGGAAAAGCGCCCCCGGTTTCACCGAGTGACCAAAAGCCAACGAAGAGAGAGCGTCCCAACGAACGAACGAAACGAGGCAACCCCAATGACTGAACCAACGAAGCAACTGAAAGCCATCGAGCGAAAACTGAAACGCAAGCAGCCCTTGGCTCCGCCTTCGGAAGATCCGAGGACGGAGCTCAAGCGGCTCGTCAGGACGCATAGTGCTCTGACGAAGGCCAGCGTGGCCCTGCACCACATGGCAAGCGACCGAACCAACCTGGAGACCGGAGAGATCATCCCGTGCCTGCTGCCAGCAGATGATCAAGCCGACATGCTCGAGGCGTCGAAGCGTCGAAGCAAGTCGGCTGCGACGCTGGAGGGGGTCCACTGTGCCGATGGAAAGCCAGGCATGCTGCACGAACTCAGGAAGCTGGACGTCTACAACCTGTTCCTGAAGCAGGCCTTCGGCTTTGGCCCCGTGGTGTGCGCGTATCTTTGCGCCATGGTCGATATCCACCGGGCCGAGAAACCAAGCCAGCTGATCCGGTACTGTGGGTATGCCTGCATCGACGGCAAGGCTGAGCGGAGACAGGAAGGATTCGCCCCACGGACCGGAGCGACGGGCAATCCAGAGGCGCGGGGGACGTACAACGCGGCGCTGAAGACCCGCATCTGGCAGGCCATGGGATCACTCTGGAAGAACGCAGCCAAGTCAGGGTGTACGACCAAGTACCTCACGCGGTGGCAACAGGTGAAAGCGCGCAAGCTGCTCCAGGGTCAGACGAAGGGCAAGGCGCATGACGCCGGACGTCGAGCAGCCACGGACCTGTTCATCTACGATCTGTACCTGGTCTGGAGAGCCATTGAGGGCTTGCCGTCATGGGTGACGTGGTACGACTGGACCAGGGGATACGAACACGGGCGTGGTCCACTGCCGCGCGAGAACGCGCCCCGTATGCTGACCGTCGAGGAAGCGCTTGAGTTGGTTGGCAATGTCGGGGCGAAGGAATCAACTGCCGCGATAGCGGCGGAGTGATAGCGAAAGTCGAGCAGCGAAGCGAACCTTGCGCAACGAGCGAAAGACGATCAACGAAGTGATGCTGTGACAACGAGCGAGCGCCCCGCAACGAAGCAATTGATCGGGAACGAGCGAAGCCACTTCAACGAAGTGACCGAAGCGCATCGAGCGAATGGCGCTAAACGAAGAGAGAACGACACATCGAGCGATCGCGTAACAACGAAGCGACTACCCTAGAACGTGAAAACCCCCGGCTGGACTGCACATCCGACCGGGGGGAATTTCTGACCTGACCTAAAGGGACCCTCGAAAGGTACCCCCAAAGTGATCAACCAACAAGTTCTCCAGGTGATCCAACAATCTACCACAGCCCCCGTCGCACCCCGCCCGCGGCCTCGCCCGCAGGGCATCCCATACAGCCACGAGCTCGCCTGGTTCATCGGCGAGGCCCCGGCGGCCCTCGGGGCGAAGGGGACGCTCGGCAGCACCATCGCGTCGCTCGAACGCGGCGGCGGCCAGTCGTACCCGGAGCCGCGCCTCCCTGGAGGACCCGGGTACCGGGAGGGCGACGGAGCCAGGTACCGGCTGCTCGAGGCCCGTTGGCGGCAGATCGACCCAACAACGCGTTGTTGCCTGATGGCCCACTACAGCCCACCGCCGCGGGAGCCACGGGTCAAGTCACCGGGCCACGCAGGGGGCCAGCCCGTGGGGGCGGCCCTCGAGGTGCACGTCGGGCACGTCGCTGGAGCGGTGGCCCTGGT